AATGGTTCTCAAATATCATGTGAATCTTCGTTTGATGTATTATTAGAACGAATCACTTTTTTAAATGACAATACAAATACAAATACAAATGCAAAAGCAGAACAAGATATAAGTAAAAGTGCAAATAAAAGTCCAAATAAAAGTGCAAATAAAAGTGCAAATAAAAGTCCAAATAAAAGTGCAAATAAAAGTCCAAATAAAAGTCCAAATAAAAGTCCAAATAAAAGTCCAAATAAAAGTCCAAATAAAAGTGCAAATACCGATAATGATATGTTAGAAAAATCATTAAGAGGAGGAAAAAGAAAAAAAATAAAGTCTAAAAAAAATAAAAACAAAAAGACGCAAAATAAAAAAACAAAAAGACGCAAAATAAAAAAACAAAATAAAAAAACAAAAACAAAAACAAAAAGACGCAAAATAAAAAATAATAATATATATAAATGAAACTTAAGATAAACATGTTTGGTATTATTATTGTCCTATTTGTTATAATAATAGGAATTAAAATATATTATGATTCTGATGTATTTAATCTAAGATGTATTATTTCAACGGTAGATGGTAAAAAGTATTGTGTTAGAGAAAGAAACAATATAACCAAAGCATCTGATCTTTTAGCAAGAACCACTGAAAAATTGAGATACATAGTAGAAAATCTTGGACAAAGATATCCAGATAGGGATAATGTTAAAAGATTAGTTGATAATTTCAATCCTACTACAATTAAAGAAACTTTACCTACGAGTGAATATACAGCATATAGTGAAAACAAAGGAGAGAAATTAGCATTTTGTCTTAATAAAAATAAAAATAATAATGATAATCTTATTGATTCAAATACACTATTATTTGTAGCTATTCATGAACTTGCTCACATAATGACTGAAAGTGTTGGTCATACCGATGAATTTTGGCAAAATTTTAAATTTTTATTAGAACATGCGGTTGAATTAAAAATATATACACCAGTCGATTATAAAAAAGAACCTGAGAATTATTGTGGTATGGATATAACAGACAATCCATATTATGATTTATAATATTATTACACATAAATTAAAGATAAGTTAGACTATTGAAGATTTATTTTAATTGTAATTTTATTTTTGAAGAAACAGTTTGTTTTTCTTTTCCATTTATATCTTTTATGGTGAAATATAATTCAGGTAAATTATCATAATGTATTTTTAGAATAGTATATATATTATTGTTATGATATACACTATCTCCCTCTTTTAATTGTTTATAAATTATACTATATACATGTTTACGATTATTAGTTATATCTGGTAATTGTTGTGTTTTTATTATAGAATAGTTTTCAGGAATCTCTGGAAAAAAAGTATCACAATCATATTTATCATTAATAAGTGTAATATGTAGTTCATTTATTAAATTCATTTGTAAACATTTTTTATAAATGTCGGAACCACCAATAACCCATACATGTTCATATTTTTTTACTTTTATAAAATCTAATATATCATATATTGTTTTAAAAGATTTTACTAATTTTTCATCTTGTTTATAATGTAAATTTAGTGTTGTTGATAATATTAAGTGGTCGCGACGTTTTAAAAATTTAATACTTTTCCAAGTATTTTTTCCAAGTATTAAAGCATTATTTCCATTACCTATTGTGATTCTTTGAAACCGATTTAAATGAGATTTTAAATTCCAAGGCAAATTATTATTTTTACCAATACCTCTATTATTATCCATTGCTACAATTCCATTAATAAGCATTATTAATATATAAAATAATATTTTGATTTTATATATAAATGACTGATATATATAAAATTATATATTTAGATAAAGATAATATTAAAAATCTAATTGTTTTTTATGGTAATAATAGTAAAGATGATAGTAAAAAATTAATGGAATTATTTAATTCTGACAAAGAAAATGAATTATTTAAAGGAATATTTAGTAGTCAAGAAATAATTTTGATTACAAATAAAAACATAAATGTCATGTTTTCAGATGAAATGATATATTTAGATGATACTATAGAAACGATTAAAAAAAAAATCATCATTACATTCGAAAATAATATAAGTTATGACGAAATATATTTATTTGGAAAACAAATTCAAAATATAGAACCTGAATTAGTATATGAATTATTAACGCAAAATAACAAAATTAAAATTACTGAAAATATTCTTTTGCAATTTCTCTCTAATATAGAAAATGTTAATGTTGAATCAATCCCTAATAAAGATATATATAACTATAATGATATCATTGATTTAGATATATATAATAAATCAGTGATTGTCAATATACCATTAGGACACAGATCTATAATTGGCGATAGTATATATAGTTTTTCATCGAATCCATTTAAACTTATAAAATTTGATAAATTATTATCATCAAACCCTGATAATATTATTACTACGACAAATAAAGAGATATTACTTTCGTCAGGGTTTTTATTTGAAAATACAATTTATATGTGTTCAGCAGAAGATGTTTTTGAAAATTCTATTTCAAAAAATATATCAGAAATTCTTACTAGCAAAATATATTTTCCATTTTTGGGAAATAAAGAAATTATTAATTTAATAGAACTAAATAAAAATAAGATAAAATTACGTGATGAAAATAATTCTATTATAAATTCAAACTTTAATAAACAACTAGATAATATTTATATGTTTCATAATATTTATAATACAAAAGAGAATGAATTAAATTATATAGAACATGGGATAAATAAAATAGAATTTCTTATCTCTCAAAACACAGAATACAAACTTCCATTAGATATTGTTTTTAAATTATTACAATCAACCATTAAAATGCCTTTAATTAAATTTAATCCATCTAATAAACAAGAAAAAATTTATAGATTATATTGTGATAAAAATGCTAAAAATGGAAGTAAAATACCTTATTTATCAAAAAGTATTATTTTTAAGATAATAAAAACAATTGGTCAATCTAAAAGAGTATCCTGTTATATAGAACATGATGTAAACGATAAATTAAATCCTATTATTTTAGAATTTGACAACTTAGCAAACATTTATATTTCTACTGAATTTAAAGAATCTAAATCTATACCAGAAATTGAAAATATTATTAAAACAGTATGTAATCCAATCATAATTATAGTTAAAAAATATTTGGAATCAAGTGGATATAAGATGAATATATTTAATAATTTATATGATAAAAATATTGATATTATTAATATAAAATATATATCATATATTTCAATTGAAAAAAATATTAATTTAAATAATATATTAGGATGTGTTTCTAGTTTATTTAATGTTATTGTAGGAGAACTAGATAAGGGGATTATTATGCGTTATAAACGTGTTTCAAATTTTAATGAAATGGATAGTCAAGAAGCATTTATTGTAGAACTATTAAATCGTGCAAATGAAGATGAGAATATTGTTAAATTATTAATGGATAATTATCAATTATCAGAAACTAATGCACAATTAAAAATAGCGGATGTAGTTAATAATTTACAAGTTATTCAAACTATGAATAAAAATAGAAAACTTAAAATTAAGAATAGTCCAGGATTTTTAACTAAAATTACTAAGGATAAATTTAAAAAAAATATTATGATAACTATGGAGAATATTAATAATATTTTTTATTTATCGTTGATTCCAATTTATATAGATTCGTTAATACGAATTACACAGTATCCAGAATCATCTAATGTTACACTTAAAACAATTGATACATTATGTAACACAACAGAAATTGATGAGTTTGATTTAATAGAAGATATTGTAGCACCATCAGAAAAAAAGATTAGTGAAAATGAACCGGTTGCTATAATAGATAATAATAATATTGTTTTTGGAGCAACTGCTAACAAACAACAAAACAAATCTATTAATGTTATGGATTTTATAAATGAAGATGATGATGATTATGATTATGACTTTGACGATTCAAATGATAGTGAAGATGAATTATTTGGCGGAAACTCAAATAATAGAAATGATGAAGAAGGTTCAGATAATGAAGATACGGATGAGAAAGTATATGATGAATCAGAAGGTATTGATATAGATTTAGATGATGAATCAGAAGGTATTGATATAGATTTAGATGATGAATCAGAAGGTATTGATATAGATTTAGATGATGAATCAGAAGGTATTGATATAGATTTAGATGATGAATCATACAATGGGTCATATGAAGAAGTAGAAGGAATTGATGTAGAGTTAGATGATAATGAAACAAATATTGAACCAGAAGATGGTCGTATTGATATTGAATTAGATCATGATGAAACAAATAAGGATGAAACAAATTTATCATCTTCTACTAGTAATATAAATAAAACCCCCATAGTTTCTAAAAAAAAAACTAAATTGAAAATTATTAATGAAAAAAAATTGGAAAAAAACATTACTGGGATGGAAATAGCTAATCCCAATTATTTTTTTAATAAACTTGAAAAAAAAGAACCCACCTTATTTTTAAGAGAGTCTGATGGTAAATATAGTAACTATTCTAGAGCTTGTGCATGGAATAAAAGAAGACAACCAGTAATATTAACTGATGAAGAAAAAGATATAATCGATAAAGAACACCCAAATTCTTATGAAAATGCTATTAAATATGGGTCTGATCCAAATAAACAATATTGGTATATTTGTCCAAGATATTGGGATTTAAAAAATAATACTAGTTTAACAAAAGAAGAAGTTGATAGTGAAAAATATGGAGGTATTATTCCAAATGATGCAACAAATGTTCCTGAAGGAAAAAATATCTGGGAATTTAATGATCCAAAAGAACATATTGATAAAAATGGAAATTATATACAACATCATCCAGGATTTTTAAAATCAGATAAACATCCAGATGGATTATGTATTCCATGTTGTTTTAAAAAATGGGATACATCTGTGCAAATTAAAAGAAGGAATGAATGTAAACAACAAATGAACGAAAAAGATATTATAAATAATAAAACAGATAAAACAGATAAAACATATAAAACAGATAAAACAGATAAAACAGATAAAACAAATGATGTGAATAACGATAATATAGATAATAAAGACGAAGTGTCTAAAGAGAATGTAGATGATTATATTAAAGGACCTGATAAATTTCCTTTAGAGCAAGATAGATATGGGTATTTACCTTTTATAATACAAACATTTATAGGTACATATAACAAAAAATGTCAAATTAGTATTACTAATAAAAATTTAAAAAAAAAACATAACTGCTTTTTAAGAAAAGGTATCGAAGGAGATAAAAATAAATCTTTTATAGGCTGTATTTCTGATATATCATCACAAGGAAAAACAAATTCTATAAATTATTTTATAAATAATGTATTATTAAAAATGCTAACACCTGATGTATTTATTTATCTTCAAAATGGTTCATTAGTAACAGAATTTGAAAGTAAAAATTTAGAAGGAGTAGAGTTAGAAAATATAAAGGATTCAGAAATATTTAAAAAATTAAAAGATATAAATAATAGACAATTACAAAAAATAAGTAGTGCTTATAATAATTTTATAGATTATCTTAAGTCACCAATATCATTTATTGATTATACATATTTATGGGATTTAATATGTCAACCGAATGAATTATTATTTAAAAATGGTGTTAATATGGTAATATTAAACATACCAATGGACGATATAACATCGAATATAAATGTAGTATGTCCAACAAATTTTTATTCTTCTAATAAATATGATGATAAGAGAGATACTATTATATTAGTTAATAAATATGAATATTTTGAACCAATTTATATAGTTCGTGACCAAGGAAAAATAAACGCAACCAGTTTGGTATTAGTTAAATTATTTACTCCTGAATTAATGAATAAAGTTCCACATTTAAAACATTTTTATAGTACAATAAATGAAATATATAATAATAAATGTAAACCATTACCGAGTTTACCACAAAAATATAAATATAAAGAAATAAAATTTAAAAAAAATATTACATTGGAAAAAAGTATTGAAATATTAAATAAATATGATATAAATATTGTAAATTTAGTAATAAACTTTGATAATAAAGTAATTGGATTAAATGTAAATATAGATGATTTAATAGGATATATCCCATGTTTTCCATCTGGAATTATATCGAGTTATGACTTAGTAAGTATAGATAATGATGAAAATAATAAATTATTAGAAGAAACAATAGAATTTCTTTCATTAATCAATAATAAAACAAATAATGAAATATTATGTAAACCTCTTGTAAAAGTATTAGAAGACGAACTAGTTATAGGATTATTAACTGAAACTAATCAATTAATACCATTAAAAGAACCTACACAAGATACTGATACTAGTATAAAATATACTATATCTGATGATAATTATATTGAAGTTAATAAAATTACACAATTAAGTAAAAATATTGATAAGCAAAGAGTGGAATATGTTAAAAAAATAAAACTAGAATCAACGCTTTATAATGAGTTTAGAAATACATTAAGAACATTATTAAATAGTTATACTAATAAAGATAAACGTGATGAAATAGAAAAAGTAGCAAATTCAAAATCAATGTTATATTATTTACAATTAGAACAATTAGTTTTATTAATAAAATCAATTATGGATAATAATGTTAATTTTATTCCAAATAATACAAAAAATATTGATATAATTGAAGAAAATTTGAATAATTATGAGAGAGATATATTATTAATACCCAGAGATAATTTATTAAGTAACTTAAATAACGAAACAATATACTACAGTAAATTATCTGATGAATTAATTAGATATGTTCGGATTAAACAATTTATGTTTAAACCAAAGATGTTTTTATCATTTTCTGATTTACAATATAATTTACATGATAATGAAATAATATTATTACAATCATTATTAACCCAAGATTATTTTGATAATTTGATACCTGATAATAAAACTAAATACATATCATATAACTCATATGATAATTCTGAACCAAATATTTCAGTTCCATATGATAATACATATAATATTATATCTAAAAGTAATAACCCAAACAATGAAAACAGTATTGATAAAATAAATTCAAATAAAGAGTTAATTATTTATAATAATTGTACGTATAGTATTAAAAATATATATGCGAAATTAACATTAAATTTTAGAGGAGGATATAAAGAAATACATTTTTCATCAGAAACAACGCGTTGTACGTTTGATATTGGATTGACATTAATAAATAATTATACAGATAAACAAATTGATGTATTAGGTATAAAAAATGTGTTAATAAAAAAATACAAAGAATTATTTAATGATTTTCCAAATGAAATAGTGAATTTATTCAATTATTATGGATATATTCTCTCATCAAAACAATTATCAAAAGGTAATATAACAATAGATACTATAATAATAAATAATGATTATTATCTAACCAACTTTGATTTGTTATTAATTTCTAATGAATTTAATATACCTATTACATTAATAGCACCAAATGAATTTAAAGAAAACAATGAAGAATATTTATCTTTGAATATAAATAAAGGGGAAACATTTATAATAAGAACCATTGGAATTCATAAATATAAACATATAATACCAAAATATAAACTAATTATTAATAAAGGAGATGAGTCATTAATAAAAATAATAAATTTACCTGAAAAAAAATTTCAAGATAAAATATTTTCACAAAATAATAATTTAATGGATTTATTAAAATCCTACAAAACAATCGATAAAACAGATAAAACTATTATTAAAAAAAAAACAAATAAATTAAATACCAAGCTTATTCTGAATGAGTAAATAATTTTTATATTATAAATAAAAATTATTTATATATTTAATAATCATAATCATCGCTTTCATAATCACTATCACTATCATTATCATTATCATTATCATTATTATTATTATTATCATTATCATTATCATTATCATTATTATTATTATTATCATTATCATTATTATTATCATTATCATTATCATTATTATTATCATTATTATTATCATAATTATTATCATTATCATAATCATCGCTTTCATAATCACTATCATAATCATCGCTTTCATAATCACTATCATTATCATTATCATTATCATTATCATTATCATTATCATTATCATTATCATTATCATTATCATTATCATTATCATTATCATTATCATTATCATTATCATTATCATTATCATTATCATTATCACTATCATTATCATCTTCTATGGGTAAAAATAGTAATTTATTTATATCTTCTTGTAATGACGATATAATAGATGGATAATATTTATCTTTAACTATATGTATTTGTTGTTCAGTAAATTTGTATTTTTTAATTTTGTCATATGATAATAAATTATATTGTGGTATATTATTTTTATTTAATGGTTTATTAAATAAAGGAAATATAGTAGTTGTTTTAGGTTCTCTATAATCTACAAAATAATATTTATCTAAAAGATTTATAAATTGTGGCTCTGGAATATAGGTAGTGTGACCTAAAAATATTATTGATTTTTCGTCATATAATAATCTACTAATACAGTATAATTTTGCAATATCTAAACAGACAATTTTTCTTCCAAAAAATAAATTTTGTTTTTTAAATTCTCGTAATAATTTTATCATTTTCATTGTATATCTAATTCGAATATCATGTTCATATGAATATCTAGATAATAAATATGGTTTAATAAATTTATTCATAACTTGAAGTAACCTTTTTGTTGGGAAATCTACATCTATATCAATATATAAATTATTAGTAACATGATTATTATACAGAATTAACATATTTCTAATAGAAAATAACTTTCTATCATCAGAAAATAGATGACAGTTATCTATGACATATTGTTTAATTATAAATTGATTATGTTGTTCAAATTCACAAATATCAAAATTATTTTCAAAAAATCTAATAAATAAAATGGATAATTTTATGTTTGAATTTTTAATAAAAAAATATATATTATATAAATTTGAAATAGAAAAACAATTATTATCCCATGGATTTTTTATTTCTTGTGGTTCTGAAAAAAAGCGTGTTTCATTTGAAAGACGTGAATTAATTACACGAATTAAATCAAATATAGAGAATTGTACTTTATTATTATCATGTAAAATTGTAATCGTATGTTGATTTTTTAATAATTTTGTTGGATTAAAATTAAGGTCAATTTGTTCACGTAAAAATTTTTTCGTTTTCATTAAAGAAATGTGTTTAAATTTATATAGCGCGTTTAAATGTTTTTGTGATACTGAAAATACGTTTAATAAATTATCTTTTAAATATGTGTTTGTTTGAAATAAATAATTTTTAAGAATAAAAAATTTATATTTAATGTATTTTTTCCAATTATAATTATCTTTTTCATTAGGAAAAAGTGAATTAAAATATATATTAAATAATATTTGTTCATTATTATTTTTTTTTAATTCATGATTTAAAAAATGTTCAAATACATTCATAACTTAATATAATAATAAGATTATTTTTATATTAATATAAGATTATGTGTTTATTTTTTATTATAAAGAGATATATTTTTTTTAAAA